AGGGCCAAGCGGCGCTAGTCCTCGCGCGCCTGCTCGACGGCGGCGAACTGTCGGGCAGCGAGCACGCGCAAGTCTCCCGCGAGTTGCGTCTAGCCGTTGCCGATGCGCGACGTAAACCGCAAGCCACCGCCGGTGATAAGGCCGATGAACTCAAGGCACGACGTGCCAAGCGTCACCGCGCCTAGTTTCACCCGGCCGCGCGTTTGCACCGTTCCTAACTTTGGATCCAGCGCGGGGCGCGAGGCCGTCGAATTGGCGGCCAGCGTCGGGCTGCACCTCGACCCGTGGCAGGCGTTCGCCCTTGAGCAAGGATTAGGCGAGGCGGCCAACGGCACGTGGTCAGCTTTTGAGGTTTGCACCATCGTGGGCAGGCAAAACGGCAAGGGGTCAATTCTTGAGGCCCGCGAGCTGGCGGGCCTGTTCCTGTTTGATGAGCAGCTCATTTTGCATTCTGCGCACCAATTTAAGACCGCCGCCGAGGGATTCCGGCGCATCCTGACGCTGATTGAGAACACCGACTGGATGCGTAAGCGCGTTAAAACGGTGACACGCTCCCACGGTGATGAAGGCGTGGAACTGACGACCGGGCAGCGGTTGCGTTTCGTGGCCCGTAGCCGCTCGAGCGGTCGAGGATTTACCGGTGATTGCGTCATTCTTGATGAGGCATTTAACCTCAACGCCGAGGATATGGCCGCGTTGCTGCCCACGTTGGCGGCACGTCCTAACCCTCAAGTGTGGTACGCGTCGAGCGCGGGCATGGCCACAAGCACGCAGCTGGCCGCCGTGCGTGAACGTGGCCTAACCGGTGACGAAACGCTCGCATATCTCGAATGGAGCGCCGAGCCGGGCGCTGACCTTGACGACCGGGCCGCATGGGCTGCCGCTAATCCGGCAATGGGTATCCGTATCCCGACTGAGTTTATTGCCCGTGAACGTGCCGCCCTGCCTGACGCCGAATTCGCCCGTGAGCGCCTCGGTATTTGGGCACCGACTGGCGGTAACGCGGTCATTGATGTGGCGGCGTGGCACGCGTGCGCTGATGAGGACTCGACTCCGTTGGATCCTGTCGTCTTTGCTGTTGATGTCGGGCCCGACGCCGCGAGCTCGGCAATTTCGGTGTGCGGAATGAATGCGGCGGGATTGCATCACGTCGAGACTGTTGCCACCGGCTCGGGTATGAGTTGGGTTGAGCCGCGCCTAGTCGAACTGGCCGAGAAGTGGTCACCGGCGGGCGTGGTCATTGACGCAAAAAGCGCGGGCGCGTCACTGATTGACCGCCTGACCGCTGCCGGGCACAACGTGGTGGTCACAAATGCTGACCAACTCGCCAACGCGTGCGCACTATTCCAAACGGCCGTCATTGACGCCACGTTGCGCCACCGCGATGAGTCGAGCCTCAACCTTGCCCTGGCGAACGCTAAGCGCCGCCCGCTCGGTGAGCGGTGGGCGTGGACGCGCAAAGGGTCGAGCCACGACATTACGCCGCTCGTGGCGGCAACGCTGGCGCTGTTTGGATTCATTGAGCTTGAGCCGGGCAACTATGACGTTGCCGATTCGATTTACTGACGGAAAGGCACGGGCGTGGTTACAACGCTTCTGGAAATTCTCGCGTGCGTGCTGTTCGCGGCCGGTGTCGCCATCGTGGCGGGCACACTGATTGGCGGCGGCGTCGGTGTCGGTGTGGGCTGCATTCTTGCGGCGCTGCCGTTCTTGGCGCTCAGCTACGTGGCGGGCAGGGCATGAGCCTGCTATTTAAGCGCGAGTTGAGCACCGCCGCCGAACTAATCGGCCAGCGGTACGGCTCGAGGCGCGGCAACGTGACAGTGAATGCCGAATCGGCACTAGCGCATTCGGCCGTCTGGGCCTGTTTACGGCTACGCGCTGACCTAATCTCAACGCTGCCCGTGGACGTATTCCGCAACGTGGGCGGCATCAACGTCTTGGTGAATCCGCCGGAGATCATTACGCAACCCGGTGGGCCTGATTGCCTCTCAACTGAGTGGCGCTATTCCTCACAAATTGACCTTGACCGCTACGGCAACACGGTGGGAGTCATCACCGCGTTTGCCGCTGACGGCAAACCGGCACGCATTGAGCTTGCGCCAATGGATCAGGCCACCTACGTATGCCAGGGCGGCGACGAGTTTTGGCGCATCAACGGGCAGCGTTTCGAGCGGTCACAGATTTGGCATGAGAAGCAATGGACGGCACCGGGCTTGCCGATTGGTTTAAGCCCGCTGGCCTACGCGGCAATGAGCATTGGTCAGTATTTGAGCGCGCAACAATTCGCGCTTGATTGGTTCGCTAACGGATCCATGCCGAGCGGCAAACTCAAGAACACCGCCAAGAAGATCGACAAAGACGATGCCGAGCTAGTCAAGGATCGGTTTAAGGCGTCGGTTGCTGCCCGCGACGTGTTCGTCCACGGCAATGATTGGGAGTTTGACTTCATCTCGGTGGCGGCCAATGAGTCGCAATTCCTTGAGGCCATGCGGTTTGGCTCGGAAGATATTTGCCGATTCTTTGGCGTCCCGAGCCGTGCCATTGACGCAGCCTCGCCGGGATCGGGCGGCACCGTGACTTATGCCAACGTGACTCAGGACGATTTGCACCTACTCGTGCGCAACCTCAACCCGGCGATTGTGCGCCGCGAGGAAGCGTGGAGCAATGGCCTAGTTGCTCGCCCACGCATGGTGCGCCTCAACCAAGACGCACTGTTGCGTTTGGATCCACAAACCCGCCAACAGGTGTTGCGCGAGGACGTGGCCGCCAAACTGCGCACGTATTCCGAGGCTCGCGCATTAATGAATCTGCCGCCGCTGACGCCTGCCGATATGGCCGAGTTTCAGGCGGTTAATCCTGCCAAGGCGCTGCCAGCGGCACCGACTCCGAACGGAGCACCAACACAATGACAACGATTCAGCAGGCACGCGCGGCCACCGAGGTGCCCGTTTCGCGCAGCCGCGTCGCGGCGTTCTCTAGCGAGATTCGCACCAAGACGGTTGAGCACGACGGTAAGGCATTCACCGAACTGACCGGTTACGCGTCAGTCGTGGAACGCGGTTACACAATGCATGACATGTTCGGGCCGTACTCCGAGGTTGTGTCAGCGAGCGCGTTCGACGCCACCTTGAGCGCGAATCCTGACGTTGTGTTCTTGGAAAATCACGCGGGCCGAGCGATGGCACGCACCGGCGCGGGAACGCTTGAGCTAAGCGCCGATGCCACCGGGCTTCTGAGCCGTGCGCTACTCAACCCAACACGCACCGACGTGCGCGACCTCACGGCCGCGATTGCTGACGGCGCGGTCACAGAAATGAGCTTTGCATTCCGCATCACTGATGGCCAATGGTCGCCGGATTACACCGAGTACCGCATTAACGCGGTAGACCTCGACCGGGGCGACGTATCAGCGGTGACGTACGGCGCTAATCCTCACACCTCGATTGAGGCACGGGCCGCATCGCTGTTGGCCGCGCTCGATCATATGAGCGAGGAACAGGCGCGCGCGGCTATGTCGCGGCTCACGGCGCGATTCGCTGCCGATGTTGCACCGGCACCCGAGGTGTCGCAGGTGGCCTACTTGCGCGCCGCAATGGAGCTTGACCGCTAGACCAATACCCAACGACTACCCGCGATCAATGCGGGTGATTTGTGCTGCCTACCGCGCGTCAGACGCTCGCCCGGTTGCCCTGCCAGATGGCGCGCAGCGATGAAGGCACCAACCCAACCCTTTGGAAGGAACACGCAATGAATTTCGACACTCTGATTGCCGTTAGCGAGGCCGAACTGACGGCCGCGCGCTCGGCACGGGAAGCGGCCACCGCTGACCAGAAGGCACTACTAGCGGGCGTTGAGGCTGACGCACGCAAGGCACTGACCGAGGATGAGCAGGCACGCTTTGATGGCCTGTCCATCGCCAAGCGTGAGGCTGACGCCAAGATTGCAGCGCAGGAGGCACGCCTCAACGACTTGCGCGCCGAAAAGGCTGCAGACGAGAAGGCAGCACGTGATGCGGCCACCGTTACCGAGTCGGGCGCATCGCTGCGCAAGTACGATGAGGTTGCGCGCGTCGGATCCGAGAAGCGCACCTACTCACCGGGCAACCCGGCCGAGGGTATTTCGTTCCTCGCTGACGTGGTTCGCGGGCAGCTTGGCAACGACGTTGCCGCTAACGAGCGCCTCAACCGGCACATGGTTGAGGAACGCATCGAAAAGCGCGACGTTGGCACCGGTGCATTTGCGGGCCTGACGGTTCCTCAGTACCTCACCGATTTGGCCGCGCCTGCCGTTGCCAAGGGCCGCCCGTTGGCTGACAACTGCCGCAAGCTGGCGTTGCCTGCCGATGGCATGACCGTAAATATTTCACGCATCACCACCGCAACCGCTGCCGCCGTTCAGGCGTCAGAAAACGCGGCCGTGCAAGAGACTGACCTTGACGACACTTTGCTGACCGTGAACGTGCGAACGATTGCGGGCCAACAGGACGTATCTCGCCAAGCGGTAGACCGCTCGGTTGGTGCTGAAAATGTCGTCATCGAGGATCTTGCGGTGCGCTACGCCACCGAGCTTGATCGGGGCATCATCGCTGATGACGGCACCTCGGGCACGCACCTTGGAATCCTCAACACCTCGAGCATTGTGGCGGTGACCTACACCGATGCGACCCCGACGCCAAGCGAGGCATGGGGGCCGTTGTGGGATCTACAGCAGCAGATCGAGTCGGGCGTTTACAAGGCGGCAACCCACCTTGTGATGCACCCGCGCCGCTGGGCATTCTTCTGCTCAGCAATCGGCACCAACCAAGCAATGTTTGGTTTCTCGGGCGTCGGTGTGCAGCTCATCGGCCAGGAACAGTCGAAGGCATATGGCGCTGGCGTTCGCGGGATCCTCGCGGGCCTGCCTGTCATCGTTGATGCCAACATCACGACGACTGATTCCAGCACGCGCGACATCATCCTCGGTGTTACCGCTGATGAGCTATTCCTTTGGGAACAGCCAGGCAGCCCGTTGCTGATTCGCGCCGAGCAGACCAATGCGGCGAACCTTTCCGTCAAGCTTGTGGCCTACGGATACTCAGCGTTTACCGCTGGCCGTTACCCGGGCGCGCACGGCAAGATCACCGGCTCGGGTCTGACAACGCCAACATTCGGCATCGCAGCCAGCTAATTGCGTGGCTAGTTCGCACGCCGGGGGCTCACTCGGCGCGCGTTCTAGTTCCTCAATCGGCGGAACACCTACACCTGAAAGGCAGGCGCTATGACGCGTCAGAATGGCCCCTACTTTGACGAGAATTACCTCCGTCAAGGCTCGCCCACTAACTCGACGTTCTCCGAATCGGTGCCGCGTTTCGCAGCCGGTGGCAACCTTTCAGCACTGACCACGGCCGTAATGACAACGGTTGGCCTGCCGCTGCAATACGGCGACAAGGTAACAAGCCTGACGTTCATCTCAGCGACCACGGCAGCGGGCACGCCCACTAACTACTGGTTTGCGCTTTATGACACGGCGGGCGCGTTGCTCAGTCAGTCGGCGGATCAGACCTCGACCGCGTGGGCAGCCAATACGGCGCTAACTCTTGCGCTCGCATCGGCGCAGACCATCACCACGCCAGGTCTGTATTACGCGGCCATCATGGTGAAGGCATCAACACCACCGACGCTGCGTGGCGCTGACCTCGGCAACGCCACCGTTGGCGGGGCCATTGGCCTCTCAGCCAAGGTGCTTGCTCAGACCTCGGGCTCGGCGCTGACCGCGACGGCACCGGCAACGATTGCCTCACCAACCACCATTTCCGCACTTCCCTACGTTGTGGCCAGCTAGTGAGCGCCGAACCGGACGCCTACACGGCGGCGCTACTGCGTGAGCGGGCAGCACTCGACACCTACGGGCACGCGTCACGCGTCAAAGCCGTAGACGCCGAGCTTGCCCGTATCGGTTACACGGCACCCGCGCCCGTTGGGCGTGCCGATGAGCCAAAGCCTGTTAAGCGAACCACGACCCGCAAGGGATAACGCATGTTTGATTTGGGCGACGTTGTGCCCCTGGCGGTGAATGTCAAGGACACCGCCGGGGCTTTGGCCAACGCAACAGCCGTTGTGCTGACCATCACGTTGCCTGACGGCACTACCGCAACGCCAAGCGTTACCAATTCCTCAACGGGCGTCTACTCGGCAACGTACACGCCAGCGGTATCGGGTCGCTTTGGCGTGCGGTGGGTGGCCACCGGCACCAACGCATCAACCTACGTGGACGCGTTCACAGTGGCCGCCGGTGCCGGGCTTATCAGCCTCGATGAGGTGAAAGCATTCCTCAACATCACAAGCACCACCAATGATGAGGAACTACGCGAGTTTGTCGCAGCCTCAACGGTGGCCGCCGAGAAGTACGCGCAACGCAAGTTTGTGCGCGAATCGTTCACCGAGACGCACGACGGCGGCGGGCGGCTTGTGGTGCTGCGTCACCCTCGAGCCACCTCACTGACCGCCATTTCCGAGGGCGGCACCTCGC